GATCGCCGATACGGGCGTTTGTCGAATCGCCGAAGAAGTTCAGGCTGCGAACTGCCTCTACGGTCGGTTTGCTTGGACTTGTCTGCCCGGCAGGCTGGGGCTGGGCGGGTGTCGTCGTAACGGGGGGCGGCGCAACGGGCTTGGTTGTGCTGCCTGCACCTTTGTCTGCTTGGATTTGCTCAAGTGTTGCCTGCATTGCCAAGAGAGTGGTTTGTAAATCGCCTATTTTCTGCTCAAAGCCTGCCTCTTCCAACGCTTTGACGACTTGAGTCTGGATTGTATCCGGGGCGTGAGTGGGATTTGCCGCCCGATTGATGGCGGCTTCCACTCTTTGGGCAATGGCAATGGCAGCGCGGTCTAAATTGCTTTGTGTCATGGGTTGACTCCAAGTATTTGATGGATTTCGTTTAAGGCTGACTCTGAAAGGTCTTCCTGTTCACTGCCTACGTTGCCCCGAATTGCTTCGCGAACGATTTCGCGAATTTGGTCAGCATTCGGGGGGGTGGCAGAATTAATAGCAGCAGGAGATACGACAACCAATCCTTGCTCCATGACACTGACACGAACCGGCTCGGTACTTTCGCCGATTATTCCGCTAACGTTGGTGACGGATGGGGCGATATAGATTTCTCCTTTAAGGACTGTGCAGACTATGCCGCCAAATACGGCGCGTAGGTCGTACTTTCCTGTTGCCCATGCGGTATTTTGGGTCAAGTAGGCTGGAAATGTGATGATGATTTCTTGTCCGCTGACGCTGATTTGGGGACGGAGTTCTTCTCCGGTTTGGCCACGGACGGTCATCGCCCATTGGGCGGCTTTGGGGTCGAATGGGAGACCACCTCCGTCAAAGCCGATTCTGAATATTCGCGTGTCGCCTCTGTATAGCGTCAAGTTTCTAGTTTGAATGGTCATTTCAGGCTTCCGGGGAAGTGGGCTTTTTGCTTTTCATGACGATATGCTTCGCGGCAGTGGTCTTCCTGCCAAAAGAAAATAGCATTAACAATACGACGCCCGACAAGTGCCATCCGTTTTGGCTTGTCCGTCAAGATGGCGAGCCTGTGCAGGCGGCTCGACAATGTTTCATCCGGATAGCCTAAAAAAACGGCATTTACCGCTTGGTCAGCGGCGACGGCGATATTTTTCATGTAGTTTTTAATGCTCTGTTTCATGTTCAGACGACCTTATAAGCTGATTTCGGTATTGATGGTGTTCAATTCGTCTAAGGTTTTTGCGGCTTCGATTTGTTTCTCGATTGCCTGCCTTTTGCCTGCGACGGTGGCGCAAATGGATTCATAGGCCAGGGTTTTTTTGAGGGCAGCCGCTTTGAGTTTGTCAGGATTGATGCCGCGCGCTTGGGCAATTTGGTCGAGAACAGGCGTTGGAGTGCTGTTATTCTCGCTCCATGCGCGTGCTTCGTATGCTTGCACCGGCCAGCTCTGCACTTCAAAGGCCGGGAGGTCGTCCATGCCTGATTTTTGAGCAACAATGGCTTGAGCTTGACGGCTGACGGCGCGGATTAAAGCAGACTTAGACGCGTGTAAAAATTCGGATTCAATTTTTGCTTTTTTGTCTTTGTTTTCAATCCATGCTTCTCCATCCCATTCATCAAACCTTGAGGACGGTTTTAAAAATGTCAGGTCGTCTGAAAGGCTGCCTACTTTGTCGATGATGACGGCAACGCCGTCTGCTTTGCGGTACGCCGCCTTGCCTCGATGGTCTTCGATTAAGTCCCAGCCTTCGCCGTTCCATCGGGCGGCACTGCCTGTGGTGATTTCGGGCGGTGAGGTATCGATGCAGCCGGCTGGAATCAGATAGCTGCCGTCGCGCGCCATGACGTCGAGGTCGGCAGTCGTCTGTCCGATATAAAGATTGTCGTCATCAAGTTGACAGACGGGCTTTGTCCACTGAATGTTTTGGGTCATTTTTATCTTCCTTTTTCGATTTATTAAAACAGACTATGCCTTGATGCATGCCATCAGGGCAATATTACGCGGGCGTGTTTCGCCTTGCTGGTCGTATATCTCACGGGAGGTAGCGTAGTGGTCTGAGCCGTTTTGATAAGTAACTCCGCCAACATGGTTGTAGGGTTCGCCGTCCCCGAAGTTTTGGGCGGCCTGTCCGCTTGCCACATCGGCTGTTACGTTTGACGATCCTGTCCAACCACCAAGAATCAGGGAAAATTCATTACCGCTACCCCCTTGCCGCCAGCCGGTGGCGTGGCGGTGGGATGCGACATTGCCCGATTGCTGGCTTGCGTGGCCGCGCCCCTGATCAATGCCGCGCCCGTCATCCCATGAGCGGATGAACTCGCCTCGCAGGTCGGGCAGGTTAAATGTAGTACGTCCGTCGCCTGCGCCATAAGTGGTGCCGATGAGGGAGAATAGGTTGGCATAGACGGTGCGCGACACTGCCGCGCCGTTTGCTTTGAGCCACCCGAAGGGGACGGCAGCATGGGCAAAATAGGCGATTGCGCCTGTCGGGACGCCGACGTTCATGGTTTGGTTGTCGACTTTGGCGACCAGTCCGGGCGTGTCCCAGCCGATAGCAATCTGATGCGACGCGCCGCCCAGCCCGATTGCGCCTCCGCGCTTGATTGAGTTGTCAAATGCCTTATTGAGCGCAAACGATGATGGCACGGTATTGGTGCCGGTATGCTCTGGATTATGGGAAATGCTCCGTTGCAAAAGCAGCGGCGAATTGTCGTACTCGATGACCCCGTTGTTTTTTAAAGTCAGTGCTTTATTGTTGTTTTTGTTGCGCAAAAAAACCTGATCGGCGTCGGAATCGATATGGATATATTTGTTGGCGGCAAACAGTGCGGGGGTGGACGCGATGCCAATGCCTTTTGTAAATACGGTATTGCCGCCGAATGTTTTGTCGCCGTTGATGGTTTGATTACCGACAACCTTGACGACGTCGGTGTTTTCGTTGATTTTTTTGTCAATTGCTTTGATGCGGATGTTTAAATTGTTTGTCCTGTTGGCGAGAGCCTGCAAAGGCTGGTTTATTGGTGCATCTGCACCGCCGATGACTTTGTCGCCCGGCTCGACCAGATAAATATTTTGCGTAAATTCGTTTTTTTCGATTGCGTTTGCCATAATTTTCCTTAAGCTGCGCCAAAGTTGTATTCGCCATTAAATTCGATTTCGCCATCCCAGTAGATGGCGTTGCTGCGGTAATCCATCTCGACCAATCGGCAACGGAGCGGTACGATTTGTTCTAGCCATTTTTTTATTTTTTCTGCCTCGCTGTTTGTAATCGGACGGCTCAATTTGATTTTGTATTCTGCCCAGTCGCCTTCTTTTCCTCCGAAAACGAATGTTCCGTCAAAATAGGCGGTGCCATCCCAATACAGGCTGCCGTAGTTTTCAATTATTTCGATGTCGCCATATCCCAAATCTTTGAATAATTGTCTGATTACGGACGGCGTACCTTTTCTTTCGTGGATTTTGATGTATTCGGCAACAATGCGCCGACGGGCAGATTCGGTTTCGGCAACATCCCAGCCTTCATCACTGCCTATCGAGTTCTCCCATGCCAGCCAAGGCAGCCATTCGGGCGGGCAGTCAACGGGGCGGCGACCTCGAGCTATTCCTTCTAAATCGAACAATTGCGCCAGTTCTGCCGATGTGAGTTTCGATAGGGCGTGTTGTAATTCGGTGCTGCTGCTTGGTTTTATGCTGTCTGTCATGTCATATTTTCCAAGCTGATTTCGGTAATTTCGATATATTCGCCATCACTGCAATTGATGTCTTCCAACGGAGAGGTCATTTCTATTTTTCTGACGCCGTCGGTATCCAGTGCGCCGATGATTTTCGATAAGGCTACGCTTGCGCCTAATCTGCTATTTTTGGTCAGCATTTTTTTTAGGTCATCAAGCTGCTTGTCTTTCACCAAGGTCAAATCAGGACCCGATTCGTATCTAATCCTTGCGGCAATCCTGACGGTCTTCGGGCGTCCAGCTTTAACTTTCACGGTATCGCACAGTGGGCGGCGGGTCTCTGCGCTCAAATAATCCTGCGCTGCCTGCAAAATTTCATCTGACGGGACGCCGTCTGCTGCCTTAATAAATACGCAGACCGTTCCGGCAACTTCTCGAATGGCGCGGGCGTCGATGATTTTTGGATGTGCATCTAAAGCATGGGCTTCATAGGCGGCGCGCGGACCCGCTGCGGCGAGTTTCTCAGGGTAAAGCTGTACGCGACGGCGCAGGTCGTCGTCGGTTTCATAAAGTGCTTCGATGGGCGGCAAGGCATCTGGGTCGGCTGGTCGCACCATTTTTCTTGCTATTCCCTTCGCGGCGGCAAGGTGGTCTAAATCGCTGCCTTGGGCAAATGCCAGCAGCGTCGATGCTGCTGCTTGGTTGATGCGCTGCCGAAGTATCATTTCTTGATAGGCTTGCTGTTGCAGGTCTATCGTCAATGGCTCGGACTCCAGCGACAGTGTTGCCGCAATGGTTTCGCGCACGGACGACGGGACCAGCTCAAGTAGTGCTGTTTTTTTGCGCTCGAAAATCGTTTCAAAATCTAATTCTTCGATGACTTTCGGTGCGGGTAGACGGGTTAAATCGATTTCAGCCATGTCTTTACTCTATTTTGAATATTTGTTCTGTTCCATCTTCAAGTTCGGTATGTATGGCTACTTTCAGACGACCTTTAGCGGCGGCCTTTACGTCAAATTGGATTTGTCTGATTTTGATTCGTGGCTCCCATGTTGCGATGGCAGTTACTATTGCTTGATGGCTTACGGCAATAACGGCAGGGGTCATCGGCATATCTATCAATTCAGGGAGCAGGCTGCCGTAATCTTCCCGCATTACACGGGTTCCGATGCGGGTGAAGAGAATGTTTTTGATTGATTGGGCAATGTGTGTTTTTAATCCGATCAAGCGGCCTGTTTTGTCGTCGGTCATTGCGGCTCCCCTGTTGTGCCGCCGCTGTCTCCCTTATGGGTATGGGTGGTCAGGTTTATTCCGTTGCTGATGATGCTGCCCGATTGTTGACGAATTGTTCCGTTAATAACGGCTGCCGCCCCACCTTCGCCCCCGCTGCCTGACATACCGCCTTGGTATGTGAGCAGCCCTTTCACATTTAGCGCGCCTTCAATATCGGTTACTGGGCTGTCAATAGTCAGATGTTTTGTGTGTACCGTTGCAGATTTTTCGGCAGTTATGTCTGCGGTTTGTATTCCGCTGATTTTTAAATGGCGGCGAACGTGGTCGTAGTTGAATTCCGCACCATCTGGGAACCTGACGACGGTTTCATTTGGGTTTTGTGATGGTGCTGGGTATTGGGTGCTGTCGATACCACATAAGACGGTGCCATTTTCTGTTTCACCGCTTGGCGATAAGACGAGGCAGGCTTCGCCGATGCTTGGCAACCGCCAAATTGATACGCCACCGGCAGCAGGGGTCTGATATTTGAGCCAGTCCGTCAATAATCCGCCATGTTGTACCCTGATACGATTTGACACTGGGTCAACCTCTTGCACGGTGCCAATTTTTATAAGGTTTTCTAATTGACGGGCTGTCATGGGATTATGCTGTCTCCGATTTTTATATTTTCTGCTGACGATTTGCTTGCAAACATGGCTCTTCTTGAAAACCTCCAGCCATTTTCGTTTTTCAATTCGAGATCAACAAACCACAATCCGCAAAAAAACAATGGGCGGCTTTTGATTTTCAGTATGGTGCAAGGTTCTTTAAACATAGCGCCCTCTCAGATTTGAAAAGCCACCGTTGATGGGCGCAACGGCGGCTTTTGGTAGTGCCGTCTTTCCGGCTGTCATGCTTCCAACTTTTCAAGGAGTATCACTTCAGATGACAGGCTTATTTTCACAAGCTCCGCAGATATGGGCAAGTGGCGGCTTTTCTGTATGTGTTTTTTAAGTTTCGATGCGGTAAAAATGTAGAAGGTCGTCTGAATTGTTATCAGGCGACCGTTTTTTGTTTTAGATGTTTTATTTGTTATTTAATATGTTACTTTACGAATTAGAGAAATAATTTCTTTTTAAATCATTATTTTTTAATTTAA